TATTGGCGCTCCGGGGCAAGTCTTGCAAGCTGGCGCGACAACGCCAGAATGGGGGATGCTGTCTGGCAACACCACCACGATTCAGCTTAGAAACAGCAGCACACCCGGATCGGTTCCGACTGCTCTAAGCCTGTCCGCTGGCGAGGTGGTGGTCAACACCGCTGACGGGAAACTGTACTTCAAGGACAGCGGCGGGACGGTTCAGGTGTTGGCTCAGTCTGGGACGGTTCCGATTTCAAATGGTGGCACTGGACAGACGACACAAGGGGCGGCGTTCGATGCTCTTGCTCCGACGACATCGAAGGGCGATCTGATTGTTCACAATGGGACAACAGATATTCGTCTTGCGGTTGGAACCGACAACCATGTTCTGACCGCTGACAGCAGCGTGGCTGCTGGCGTGAAGTGGGCTGCTGCTGGCGGTGGGGGTGGTGGTATATCGAGCGCAGACATCCAAGAGTTCACCAGCACCGGCACATCGACATGGACTAAGCCTGCTGGGGCGAAGATGGTCTATGTGCTGATGTTTGGCGGCGGTGGTGGCGGTGGGTCTGGTAGAAAGCGGTCTAGCGGTAATCTGGCATCTGCTGCGTCTGCTGGAGGCAGTGGGGGTGCTGGTGGTAGAACAGAACTGTGGATACCCGCATCTGCACTTGGATCTACTGTAACAGTAACTGTTGGGGCTGGTGGTACTGGCGGCGCGGCTCAAACAAATAATGATACCAGTGGAAACGCTGGTCTTATTGGTAATAATTCAAGTTTTGGAAGTTTTGGTTTAGCAAGAGGTGGAACTGAGGGATTTGGAGGTCTTACTACTTCTGGTGGGGCTGGTTTTGGTGGCGGCAGTCTTGGTGAATTTTCAAATGGCAGTTCGTCTTACACCGCAAACGGAGCGACGGGCGGCACTGGCACAGGTAATGATGGACCGCGTGGTGGCTATCGTCCGGGTGGAGGTGGTACTGGCGGTGGGTTTTCAGCCAGTAGCACAACGCTCCGGGCAGGTGGGGCTGGTGGACTTGGTGGATCGTTGTTAGACAGTTCAACTACTTCGTCTGGTGGTGGTGGAGCCGGTGGTAACACAAGCGGCGCACCAAATGGTAGCGCCGGCGCCAACGCATCTTCTTATTTCGTTGGTGGTTCTGGTGGGGGCGGCGGTGCAAGTGGCTCTACTACGGCTGGCAACGGCGGCACAGGTGGCTATCCCGGTGGTGGTGGTGGTAGCGGTGGCGCAGGGTACACAGTCAACTCCGGTGCTGGCGGCAATGGTGGCAACGGCTATGTCCGTGTTGTGACCTTCTTCTGACGAGGACAAAATGCCAAGACAATTCCTCCTCAATCCTGATGGTAGCGTTCCCGCAAACGCGAATGTCGAACTGCTGCAAGCAGAGGGAATCCCGCTGGTGTTGCCGACAGAGATGCCAAGGCAATCCGGCATGATTGCTGTTGAGCAAGAACCGCAACAGGACGAGCATGGAGTCTGGCGGCAGGTGTGGGTGCTTCAGCCTGCGCCAGAGCCTGAGATTGTCCCGGTCGATCCGCTGGCTGCGCTGACCGATGAGCAGAAGGCGGCGCTTGTTGCGTTGCTGCAAGGAGCGTCTGCATGAGTTGGGACGAACTCGATGCGATCACGCTGGATGTGCGCGATGTCCAGCAGAGCAGGGACGACCTCGACAGGTTGACCATGCGGGTATTCGGAACTGAAGATGGCCAGAAGCTGCTGATTGCGCTGAAGGCCACCTTCGTCGATGTGCCGGTCGCCGCGCCCGGTACTGATCCATCGTTCGCATACTTCGCTGAAGGTCAGCGGGATGTGATCCGGGGATTGATTGCGCGGATTCAACGAGCAAGGAAACTATGAGCGAGCAAGCAAACGAGCCTGGCAGCGCCAGCCTACTCGATGCAGCAGCACCCGAAGCAGCGCCAGCTGAACCGAGCAGGACAGAGATCAGCCACAAGGAGGCTGCGCCAACTGCTGCCGCACCGTCAACGGATGACGAACCGCTGCAGCGACCGGACTACTGGCCGGAAAACTTCTGGAAGAAGGACGACAACGAACCGGATCTCGAGGGTATCGCAAAGTCCTGGCGGGATCTGCGAGCGAAGATCAGCAAGGGGGCGCACAACGCACCGGCTGATGGAAAGTACGATCTGAGCAAGTTCGGCGAAGCCGCTGCCGACAACCCGATGGCCGAGGTGCTGACCAGCTGGGCGAAGGACAACGGACTCAGCCAGGCATCATTCGACGACCTGGTGGTGCAGCTGCAGGAACGGGCGAAGGACACGATGTCAGGCGATATCGTTGATCCCGGCACCGAGATGAAGAAGCTGGGGCCGAATGGCCAGGCTATGGTCAACGGCATGGCCGAGTGGGGCCGCGGCATGGTCAAGAAGGGGATCTTCTCGAGCGATGACTGGGAAGAGTTCAAGATCGCCAACGGCACCGCTGCAGGTCTGCGGATGATGATGAAGCTGCGCGAGACTTACGAGGGCCGGGTGCCGATCCAGTCGATGCCGATGGAGAATGCCCCGAGCAAGGAAGAGCTGTATCAGATGGTCGGCGATCCGCGTTATAAGACCGATGCTGCCTACCGGCAGAAGGTCGAGCGACTGTTCGCTGCAGTTGTGCAATAATCACCCTGTTGGTTCGCGTCTCCTCCTTCCCGCTCAGCGCGGGTTGCACCCGGCTCCGTCCGGGTGTTTTTTTATCTGCTTGCAATGCGATATCGTTTCGGTTATCTTGATAGGTAAGGCATATCGGGATGCAATGTCTCGACCCTGACAGCGGATGAATCCGACGAGTGGCTGACCGTAATCAGCAAGCGAGGCCCGCAGTAGCGGCTCACCAGCGCGACAACCCTGATCATCAACCGAATGAGGTAATCAAATGAGCGTTTCTCTTTCGAACGCCTTTGTGACTCTGTTCGATGCTGAGGTGAAACAAGCCTACCAGGGCAAAGCAATGCTGGTGGGTGCGGTTCGTCAGCGTCGAGGAGTCGAAGGCTCAACAGTCAAATTCCCGAAAGTCGGTCGAGGCGTGGCTACGGCTCGCGTGACTCAGACCGATGTCACCCCGATGAACGTCGGGTTCTCGACCGTCACCTGCACGTTGGGCGATTGGAATGCCGCAGAGTACAGCGACATCTTCTCGCAGCAGAAGGTCAACTTCGATGAGCGTCAAGAGCTGGCCCAGGTGGTCGGCGCTGCAATCGGTCGCCGCCAGGATCAGATGATCCTCGACGCGCTGAATGCTGCGTCTGGCACCGGCACGGTGGCGAACTCGATTGGTGGCGCAAACACCAATATGAACATCGCCAAGCTGCGCGAAGCCGCGAAGATCCTCAACACCAAGAACGTCCCGGCTGAAGGTCGGAACATCATCATCCATGCAAACTCGCTGGCCGCGATGCTGGAGCAGACCTCGGTGACGAGTTCTGACTTCAACACCGTGAAGGCGCTGGTGCAGGGTGAGATCAACCAGTTTATGGGATTCACGTTCCATGTCCTGGGCGATCGGACTGAGGGTGGCCTGCCGATCGATGGATCGTCGGATCGGACGCTCTATGCGTTCCACCGTGATGCCATCGGTTATGCCGAGGGAATCGCTCCTCGCACCGAGATCAACTACATTCCTGAGAAGACGAGCTGGCTGGTCAATGCTCTGTTCTCGGCGGGTGCGGTTGCAATCGATGCCGAGGGTATCGTCAAGATCACCGCCCGCGACACCGCGGCTGCGGCTTAAGGAGGGCTAGATCATGGCTTTCTCGGCTGACGGCTTCACCGCATACAGCGCTTCCAAGCGCGGCAATGCGCCTTCGATGTACGGGTACAAGACGACCGACGCAATCGCGGATGTCAATACGGCGGGTTACTTCAACGCGCTGGCCAGCATCCTCGAGGTCGGTGATGTGATCCATTGCGTCACCTCGACCGGGACCACCGCGGTTGTCACGCTGGTCTATGTGGTCAGCAACGCATCCGGTGTTGTGGATGTGACTGACGGGACCACCCTGTCGAACACCGATTCGGACTAACCGGATCTGATGCAAGAGGGCCAGCTTCTGAGTAATTGGAGGCTGGCCTTTCTCACATTGAGGGAATGACATGGCAGCGGGCGACACCGGGGTTTCGATCAGTTCTGATGCGCTGATTCTGCTTGGCGCGAAGGCGATCTCATCGTTCAACGATGGCACCGATGAATCGTCTGTCTGCGACCGTCTCTATCCCGATGTGCGCGACATGACCTTGAGCATGTACCGCTGGAGCTTCTCGATGAAGAAGACCGGCTTGGCGCAGCTGGTCACCGCACCGGGCAGTTTCTGGCGTTATGCCTACCAGTTACCGGGCGACAGGCTCGGCAACCCGATTGCGCTTTACGAGTCTGCTGCAGTCGGCAGTCCCGTTCGCAAAGAGTGGGAGATTCAGGGCGATCAGGTTCTGACGAATCTCCCGACAGTATTCATCGACTATCAGTATTCGGTGCCTGAGTATGCGATGCCGCAATACTTCGTCCAGCTGCTGAAGTATCAGCTGGCCTGGCACATTGCCGAGGCGATCACCGAGCAAGGCGACAAGGCTGCGCGGTGGCAGCGTGTGGCGCTGGGTGATCCGTCTGAGAACATGCGCGGCGGGTACTTCAGGCAGGCTTGCCAGATGGATTCGCAGGGCAACCCGACGAGGGTGATTGAGGATTACTCGCTGATTGCGGTGAGGTACTGATGCCGCGCTTCGTCGATCAGCAGACCAATTTCTCGACGGGCGAGCTGGACCCGTTGATGCGGGCCAGGATCGACCTGCAGGCGTACAACAATGCGCTGGCCAAAGCGACCAATGTGCTGATCCAGCCGCAGGGCGGGATGCGGCGCAGGCCGGGGTTGAAGCATACCCTGGCGCTTCCCTACACCAGCACCGAGTCTGCCGGGAACGGTGTGCGCTTGGTGCCGTTCCAGTTCAGCGTGGCAGACAGCTACATGCTCTGCTTCACGCATAACCGCATGTACGTCATCAAGAATGGCGCGGTGGTGACCAACATCAACGGCAGCGGCAACGATTACCTGACGACGACAATCGGGTCATCGCTGCTGGCGAATCTCTGCTGGACGCAGAGCGCTGACACGTTGATCGTTGTCCACCCGGATCTGCAGCCTGTGCGGATTGTGCGCGGCGCGACCGATGCGACATGGACCGCCAGCACGATTACCTTCGACAGCATTACCAAATACGCTTACACCCTGCAGACCTTCACGCAGATCGGATCGACGTTGACACCCTCGGCGGTCAGCGGGAATGTGACCCTGACCGCATCGACAACGCATCACGACAGCGGCACGGCGCAAGCCGGGACAAGCACAACGATCACGCTGAAGGCGACATCCAGCGCGACAGACGACATCTATTCGGGCATGTATGTCACGATCACCGGAGGAACGGGATCTGGCCAGGTGCGCCTGATCAGCGACTATGTGGGATCGACGAAGGTTGCAACGGTATCGCCTGCATGGGCGACTGCACCAAACGGCACATCGACCTATGAAGTCACCACCTGGTCATCGTTGTCGGTCAATCAGTACATCAACGTATCACCGCAGGGCCGAGCGAAGATCGTGCAATACGTCAGCTCGACGGTGGTGAATGCGATTGTGGAATATCCGTTCTTCTCGACCAGCGTGATCGCTGCTGGCAACTGGGAGATCGAGTCAGGATACGAGGACGTATGGAGTGCAAGCAGGGGATGGCCGAGGACGGTGACCTTCCACGAGGGCCGACTCTATTTCGGTGGATCAAAGAGCAGGCCCAGCACCATCTGGGGATCGAAGATCGGACTGTTCTTCGACTTTGTGCCTGCCGAGTCTTTGGACGACGATGCAATTGAAGCGACCCTCGACACCAATGACCTGAACGTCATCACCGACATCATCAGCGGGCGCGACCTGCAGGTGTTCACCAGCGGCGGCGAGTTCTACATTCCGCAGCAGGGAACCGATCCGGTCACACCGCTGACGTTCACGTTCAAGAATGTGAGCAGGAACGGCATCGAGGCCGGGACGCGGGTGCAGCCGCTCGAGTCCGGGTCGGTCTATGTGCAGCGGCTCGGCAAGTCGCTCAACGAGTTCCGATTCAGCGACTCGCAGCTGACCTACATCACCGAGCGGATCAGCCTGTTGTCCGGTCACTTGCTGAAGACTCCTAAGCGGATCGCGCTGAGGAAGGCCACCTCGACGGATGAGGGCGACCTGCTGATGCTGACGAATGACTCGGACGGGAGCCTGGCGGTCTATAGCGTGATGCGGTCCCAGCAGATCACCAGTCCGAGCGAGTTCACGACAGATGGTCGGTTCATCGATGTCGGTGTTGATGTCAGCACGATCTATGTTGTGACGAAGAGAACCTTCAACTCGGTTGATCGCTGGTTCGTCGAGATGTTCAGCGATAGCCTGTTCACCGACTGCGCGTTTGCCGGCGGGGCTGCAGCGAGTGCATCGAGCCTGCCGCACATCGGCAAGTCGCTCAACGTGATCTGCGATGGTGTGCCGCAGAGCAATGAGACGGTAAGCGGCGGCGGGTCGGTCACGTTCGACCGGGCCAGCACGACGAGCTACGAGGTCGGACTGCCGATCACGATCTACGCGAAGACGATGCCGGTGGAGCTGGCGCTGCAGACTGGCAGCAGGCTGTCGATGAAGAAGCGGGTCAGCGCGGTGGTCAAGGACTCGCAAGAGTTGATCCTGAATGACCAGGTGATCCAGTTCAGGCTGTTGGACAACCCGCTGCTGGATCTGCCAGTCCCGACATTCACGGGCATCAAGCGCGTCAACGGAGTGCTGGGTTACAGCAGGGAGCAGGCCATTGAGATTGAGCAGTCCCTGCCGCTGAAGCTGACGCTGCTCGGACTCGACTACCGCGTTGCGGTCTACTCAGGGACGTAACATGGACATCGTTGAAGGATCACCAAGCGCAGCCGGTGGTGGCATGGCGATGCCTGCTGCATCGACGATGGTGGCGGGCGCTGCGTTTGCGAATGCTTATGCCGCGAACCAAATGGGCAAGGCTGCGGCGATCAACCAGCAGACAGCCTATCTGACGCAGGCTCGGGACACTCTGGCGATTGCCGAGGTCAAGGCCGAGACATCCAACCAGTACGCGATGCTGCAGGCTGGCCGCACGTTGCTGCGGTCAGAGATGGAGGCGCTGAATTACAAGATCGCTGGCAACACGCTGCTGAAGAACTTGCGGCGCAGCAATGCGGCGATCAGGGCCAGGGCCGCGGCGAACGGTGTGGCATTCGGCGAGGGTTCGATGCTGGCGCTGCAGGGCGAGAATGTCGGGGCAACGATGCGGGATGTCGGCATCGCTGACCTCAACGCGCTGACGGCGCAGGTTCTCGGATTCGAGGATGCGACCGCGATGCTGCAGAGTACCGAGTTCCAGAATTATCTCAGCACGTTCGCGGCGCAACGTCAGGCTGGTGGCCTCGAGGCAGCAGCGGCGACGACCCGGCGCTATGGTGGCCTGATGGCTGATGTGCAGTTGGCTGGCGCGGCGCTGCAGCTTTACAGGACGACATGATGGCAACGCGAATCGAATCAGGGCAGATGCAACTTGCGCGACCTGGCGGTGTGCCGATGGTTCAGGCGCAGATGCCGACCGTGCAGCCGATTGGGTTCCAGGTTGCGGCGCAGGAGCAGGGCCGCATGGCGCAGCTGATCCAGCGCATGAGCGAGTCGCTCTTCAAGGAAGCCGGTCAGATGGCCGAGCAGGAGGGATTCCGGTACGCAGCCGAGAACCCGCTGACCGACGAAGAGATCGCGCTGGCCAGAGACGGGGCGATCACCAAGCCGACAGGCCGGATCTTCGATGACGCTTTCAGAAAGGCTCGCAGCCTGCAGCTGGCGAGTCACTTTGAGGCCGAGGGCATCAACACGATGTCACGGTTGCTGCCCGACATCGAGGCCGGTCGCATCACCAGCGAGCAGGTGATCCTGAAGCTGCGCGAGATGAACAGCGGGCTGACAGCATCACTTGCCAAGCTGGACCCGCAGGCCGCGATGAAGTTCAACGCGAGCATGGCGGCGAGCGGAAACACGATCGTCAGGAAAGCGCTCGAGACTGAGATCCGGCAGGACCGGGAGCGGAACCGCATCAAGTTCGATGTGTACTTCAATGATGTCGCTCGAGTGCTGCAGGACACGATTGAGCAAAACCCCGAGCAATCGACCCAGCTCATTGCGATGCACGAACAGAACATCAACCGCGCTGCGATTGCGCTGGGCGATGCAACGATGCAGCGCGAGTATGCGGCGAAGATCCGCAAGGAAGCGGTCGATGCTCAAGTGGGTGTGCTGTCCCGCAAACTGATGACCAGCGACTTTGCTGCAGCGAATTCGCTGGCGGTGATCAATGGCATACGCAATGGCCAGTTCCTGCCAGACGAGCGGTTCAACGAGGTGCTGCGGTCGATGGTGGCGCAAGACCCGAAAGCTGGCGAAGAGATCATCAAGAACTTCCGGGCTGAGATTTCCGCGAGGATCACTAAGCTCGATCAGGATGACGCGCTCGACAAGCGCAATAGGGAGCTGCAGGCCAGCGATCTGATCGCACAATACTATCGACCGAATACCTCACCATCGGTGAAGTCTGCGATTGCTGACCAGCTGGTCAACCTGCGGGTGATGTCCATCGAGCAGACCGAGCGCTTGCTGAACCCGACTCAGCCACCCGGCGACATGCTGACGTTCACAACGATTCAGTATCAGATCGACAACGGGTTCGTGCGCGGTTGGAATGAGTTGCTCCCGCAGGCAACGCGAGCGGGAATGAATGGCGACCAGATCAACAGGCTCTACCAGCGGATGCGGGAAGTCGAAAATCCTGACGCAGCTGCTGCACAACGACTGATCAATGCGACCGCTGGCGTTCCTGATGTTCGCTCTGTCTTCGCCACGAAAGAAAACGAAGCGCAGATTGCCAAAGGCAATGCCATAACGGCTCGCTATCAGCAACTGGTCACAGACTTCCGCAGAACGAACGAGGGCCAGGCTGTCCCGTTCCGCGATCTGGCGCAGCAAGCGATTGACGCTTACAACACAACAGAGCGGGCTGACCTGCAAAAGACACAAGCGCTGACGAGACTGAATGCAATCGTTGCTGACTTGGTGAAAGAGAACAAGCTGGCCGAAACCGTGAAGATCGATGCGACCACAAACCTCGATGATCTGCTGCTGCGCTATCCGCGGCTGCGGCAAGATGACATCACCGCGCTGCGGCAGCAGCAGCGAATCCTGCAAGGGGCATCACGATGACAGACCTCGAGCAGCGCATCGTCGATCAGTACCTGCGCTTTTCGTACCCGGACGAGCCTGGTACTCCGATTGAGGATGTTGTGCCGGTGCAGATGGAAGAGGCGCAGCCTGTCGCTCCTGCGCCGGAACCTATGTCGCAGCCAACAGGATCGATCCGAGAGATTCCCCGCAACATGTTCGAGCAAGCGCTGGGACGATTCGGAGAGGTGCTGACAGCAGCGGGTGTGCAACTGGACAAAGTCGGCATCGACATTCCGGTGCTTGGCCGGGTCACGCTCAAAGACCTGACGGTCGGCGACATGGGTAAGGTCATCGAGGACATGAGCTACGGTTTCCCTCCGACTCGCGGGGCTGGCGGGATTGGCGGCACATCGGGGCTGAAGCCTGAAGCGACCGAGCTTCTAAACCTGCCGATTGTCGGAACGGCTGCGCGGGCGACTGGAACTGTTGCCGCGGCCGGGGCGAGGTTTGCTGCGCCGAAAGTCGGGGAGATGCTCGACAGCTACATGCGGCGCACCGGCATGACGATGGACCTGATGGCATATCACGGCACACCGCACAGGCTTCCTGCCGAAGAGGGAGCACCGCTCGGTCGGTTCCGTTCAGAGAAGATCGGCACAGGCGAAGGAGCGCAATCGTATGGGTTTGGTCTGTACTTTGCTGAATCACCGGGTGTTGCTAAAGGCTATCAAAGTCGGTTATCTGGTAGCGGGTACATGAATGCAGAAACAGGTGAAATCGTTGATAGCGGAATGACATGGCAAAAAGCTACGCAAGCGGTTCAAAGTTCTGGCGTGGCGCATCCAGATAGGGCTGGGGCTATAGCCAGTCAAGTGCAGGACTGGGTTGATAAAGGACGAGTTGCTAGAAGCTTTTTATTAAGACATCAAGTTCCCAAAAATCTTGAGTCTGCT